GCCTATAATTTTAGACGATAATACAGTCCAAGGAGTGCTCACCGGTTTCCACGTAGCCGGAGGTGGTTCAGTAAGCGTTTCGCAACTAGTCACACATGATATGTGGGAGACTGCTGTGGCAGGGCTCGGCAAAAGAACCGACTTTGAAACACAGCCCCTCGAATTGATGGCGGATTTTATCCAAACTCAAGATGAGGAACATGTCGAACTGAACAAGAGAGTCCAGAACAGCTCTCAGATACCCGCTCTAGCACTAGTTCACTCGAAATTTTCCACCGTGCCTAATTCAAAAACAGCACTGGCGAAGTCGGATGTGACCAAGATGCACGAGATGAATGGTGAAGAATTTTTCCCTACAAAAAGGGCTACTCCCACCTTCTCTCTCCTCGACCACAGAGTGGACGAAGCTGTCCGGGAAGCAGGCATTAAACCCATGTCAATGGGATTGAATAAATATGCTATTGCCCCCAAGGTATTCTCAGCACGCAGCATGGCTTTGGCTTACGCGACTATTGCAACTATGTTGTCAACTATCGTGCCCAAATATATTACCAAGCGACTGCTAACTTTTGATGAGTCACTTAATGGCGTCAAAAACGTCATCAAAGCAATTGATACTCACACTAGTATGGGTTTTCCCTATGTCAAACTCTCCGGAGGAATGAAAGGCAAATCGGCTATTTTAACAGACGAAAACGATGCCTACAGGACAGGGTTAGAAGCTCATTACGTGCTAAATCGACAAGACGATGCTCCAAAGTACAAAGGCAAAATACTCAGCCAATATATGATGGAGGAATTCGACAAGACGGAACAAGCGATACGAGCAGGTGTTATTCCAACATACCTTGCTTACGAAAACATGAAGGACGAACTACTCTCAGAGAAGAAGATCCGAGCAGGAAAGGTGAGAACCTTTGAGTGCTTACCATTGCACATTACCCTGTTAACTCGGAAATACTTTGGTGTTTTTATGGGCGCCATGCAACAAAATTGCGTGGAAATGCCCATTAGTGTCGGAATTGATCCAACGGGACACGACTGGACCCGCCTCTACACGAGAATGACTCGCTTTGGGAAAAAATCCCTTATAGCTGGAGACTACTCGAATTGGGATGGCATTTTGATGCCAGACGTTATGTTAGAAGGCGCAAAGCTTATCAACAATTGGTATGGAGACTCAGAAGAGAATCAGAAAGCCCGGATAGCTTTGGTCATGTCGTTCATCAACACTTATATCATAGTACTTAATACTGTGGTCCAGAAAAGGTCTGGGATGCCTTCTGGAGTGCCTTTAACAGCACCTTTAAACTCCCTATGCGATTGGTATTATCTCCTTTGTGCCATCGTAGAGATACTCGAAAAGGAAGAGTTTGAGCAAAAAGAGGACCGCACAATTGATGTGGATCTACTGCGAGAAAATACAGAACTCGCCTGCTATGGTGATGACCACTTAGCAGCTCTTTCATCGCTCCTCCGAAAATATGTTAATTTCCAGAAAATACAGTCTTTCTTTTTAGA